GCATTATCCTCAACGCTCTCAACCCTTTGGCGGACAGCCTCAAGAAAACGCCTAGTCTCCGGATCTCCCTTAATAGGAGTCTTGGGTAAGCTCACTGGAATTCCTCCGGCGACTCCGCAATCAGCACTTGGTTCACATCATTGGAACCGGTGATGCGGAACTGGAACTCCTTTGAAAGGTAGCCAGATGGCAGGCGGAACAACGATCCACTTGTTACGGACTGCGTGTGCTTCAATACGCCGTCTGCGTATAAGGCAAACGTGATGGGATAAGCCTCTGCGTCAACAATGGCACATGATGGGTTGATGGGTTTCTCCATCCGTACTTCTTTTGACTGCCATATATATGGCGAAGCAGTACCCCCATCGAACTTGCGAACGGTACTTACACCTGCAGTTTCGATAACTAGATACAGAGCATCGTCGGCGGGATCGTTATAACCGGCCTTGGCGTAGTAATTGAGGGTGGAGATCTGTGGGTACTCACCGCGACCGTCAAAGACGTAGCCACCGCTCTGAGCCCCGTTCAGCCAAAAGAAGATGTACCGACCTTCGTAGTGATAGCCGTGAATGCTCGACGGGTTCAGGGCCTGCCACTGGTCGCGTGTGAAGATGCCTTCAGTGATTAGGTTAACGCCGTTCTCTCCCGCAGCCACAAGACCGTCAGGGGACGCGTACAGAGCAACCTCGCCCATGTCGGCTATAGACCTACCAGACACGCACGCTTGGTTGTTGTCGATCTCTGTAGACGTCATTGCAGCCGGTGATGATCCAGTCATCAAAACAGGCTTACCTGTCGTCATAACCATCAAGCCAATGCTGATGCTGGCAAGACCAACTACTCGAGACTTTGTGGTCAATGAGTAGGATTTAGGGAACGCGTGCGGAAGGTATGCTTCCGAGAAAAATACGGACCGTCCGGAGAAGCCTGCAAGAATACCATTGGGCATCGACGTCAGCCCAAGCATGGGGCCGTCAGGGTGGTTACCAGTGTTCTCGTCAGGCGGAGGATTCCAATTGGTCGATGGAATTATTTCTCCAAGATCCTCGTCTAGGATTGCGTCTGTAGTCGACGTGGCGCTGTACGCCATGTCCTTAACGAACTGGAACTCACCGTTTATGTTGGTACGGTATATGCGGCGCAGCGCTGGCTTAGAAACAGTATTGAAGATGTGGGCTGGAACAGATCCCGTCATCGTTATCGTTACAGTCTCACCAGTCTTTACTTCGATGATCCCAGATGCAGGAGATGGGGCGGACTCTTCGCCAAGCCCCGACACCCACGTATATACATATGATCGAGAAAGCGGCGTGACGGTGGTGCTGGTAACCGGCGTTGTAACTACAGCGGTTGGCTGATCCGTAGGCGCAGGGACACCAAGTTTGCGAGTTACCGAAGGCTCGTATGTAGGCGCAACAGATCCAGTGATATCTGTCCCAATCGCCATGCGAGGAAACTGCTGACCAGTCCAGTAAAGACGGTCGTATGGATCTTCAGCAATCGGAGATGAAACAGCGTGGACGTCTGTGGTCCACACAAGCCAGTAGGAATTGTTCTGCCGGTCGCGATGCCTGTATATCGTCCGAGTGTTGTTCGGAACAACGAAGGCTACGTTGTTGTGGTCGAGACCAGCAATGGGAGCTCGCCAAGCAGATAGACGGCCAGGATCAAAGCGTGCGTTCTCAGCAATGGTCGCCGCTGTATCCGGCAAAAGGCGCGAAGAAACTTGGGGTAACACACCACCAAATGTCTGCAGTTTGATACTAGCCATCTGTAAGCCTATCTGCTTACCTCCTCACCTCCGTACATGGAGAGGCGTTAAATTAGAATTTATGCTTCATCGCTAATGATGAGCGAAAAAGCAAGTTAGATCACTTCTCTATCGCAGTTCCATCAGTTTGCTTTTCAGTTATCCATCAGACCAAGGCAATGGGGGTGCAACAACGGAAGGATTTATGACATCTTGAAGCTGCTGTTCAACATTGGCCTCAAATGCCGTGGCCTGCTCTGAGCCAATACCCGCAAAAAGCCAAGCGATGACCTGCGCCTCAGTCAGTTCACTATATGGAGTGAAAGGTGCCTCAAATTCCAAGGTCATATTGTGAGATCCATAAATTTGAGACTGATGGATACCATCGGTTGCAGTCAGTGTCCAATGGATGCCAAACACAACGTCCGTTTGCCCTTCATATTCGGGGTAGGCCTCCAGCTTATTGACGGACCAAGTTTTTATAATAGTCATGATAAATCCTCTTCATTCTGAATAATTACTTCTTCCCATATCTGGATTTCTTCATTCCAGCGATAGGCCTTGTTATCGTTTGGATATGGCACTGGCGCAACCCAAAGGCACGTTTCCTCATCAAGTATCCATGATGGGAATGTCTGAGGAGGGATAAACGCATCACGCTCAGCATCATATGAGAAGCCAATCCCAGCAAAGTTTTTGCGCAGGGGGGTGCCATCAGGGTGCTGGCCCCCAAATGTATTATACGAGGTTTGCACCCATAAAGCGGGATCGCCAAACAGCCCCGTGGCGATGACATCCCGTTCAATGACAAGCACCTGCGTAACGATGCCGTGTTCAACTTTAGCAAAATGGCTCATGCTGTGTAACTTCCTGATGAATTGAATTGGATAATGGTGCGAGAACCTGATGTTGTAACAGTCGGTGATCCGGTCACATTGCCAGAATAATTTGCCGTAGGCACTGATATAATCACAACGCCAGAGCCACCAGTTCCAGCTCCGCCGCCATTAAATGTCTGCCCTCCACCGCCTCCGCCTGTATTGGCGGTTCCAGATATGGCAGGAAAACTTGCAGAGTTGCCAGCACCCTGTCCACCGCCACCAGTTCCTCCCGACAAGCTGCCACCAAAGATATTGGCACCACCACCGCCGCCAGCGCGTGTAACTGGCGTGCCTGTTATTGATGACGAAAGACCGTTTCCGCCACGAGTTGGGCTGTATGTCGCTCCATTAGGTCCGGCTTCACCAGCACCACCGCCACCGCCACACCCATAACCCTCGCCTCCATTGCCGCCGTTGTTGCCCTGCCCAGAAGTCCCAGCACCACCAGTACTAGGTCCATAACCACCTCCGCCGCCGCCAGAGCCGCCACCAGTGCCGCCATTAATTCCACCACCGCCTCCGCCAATAGCGGCAGAAAAACCTGTTATGCTAGAATTTCCGCCATTAGTGGCAAGAGAACCACCGCCGCCAACAGTGACAGTATATGTTGAACCAGAAGCAAGCAATTGGCTGCTTAGCGCCAAATAACCACCAGCACCTCCGCCGCCACCCGCGCCATTTGCAGTTGTCCCACCTCCGCCGCCACCGCCAATAATTAACAGGTCTGCATTGTAACTAGTGACACCACCGCCACCGCCACCGCCACCGCCGCTGCCAGCCGTATAGGATCCAGATGACGTATAAGTCAGAATGGTATTTGAACCAGAAATTGAAACAGTGGGGTTTCCAGTTGTAACGCCGCTATAACGATTTGTTGGAATTGATAGAATGACAACGCCGGAACCACCAGCGCCACTAGTGTTATTTGCCCTGTCGGGTGGTCCACCGCCACCACCACCGCCGCCCGTATTGGCTGTGCCAGCGGCCCCAAACCCGCCAACGGTAGCATAACCGCCCAAATCTGTGCCGCCATTACCACCGCCACCTGCTCCACCAGCGCCGATAGCAATGTAACCACCACCGCCACCGCCACCAGCTCGCATGACCGATGTGCCTGTGATTGAGGACGCAAGGCCAGTGCCGCCATTACCGCCATTTGATGACCCCCCAGCAGGCGTAGCACCAGCACCGCCTGCGCCGCCACCGCCAGCGCCTGCGCCAGACCCGCTCTCGCCAGTTCCACCAGCATTACCCTGCCCAGAGGTGCCTGCCCCGCCAGCACCAAGATAATATGCGCCGCCGCCGCCAGAGCCGCCGCTTATACCTGTATTTGTTCCACCTTGAGAACCGCCACCGCCGCCAGCCAAGGAAGTAACACTTACACCCGTTCCAGAAAGCAATGAATTTGATCCGCTGTTGCCGCGAGTTGTGCCAGAAACACTAGCTCCCCCCGCACCAACAGTGATTGTATATACCGCAGAAGTATTTAGAGTGGCAGTGCTTGTGAGATAACCACCAGCACCACCGCCACCGCCATCATACGCGCCACCACTGCCGCCGCCAGCAATAACAAGGTAGCTGATAGAATAAGGGCTAGTGTCAATTGACGGACCCGCTCCAAGAAGGGCGCAAAGAACACCAGTCATTAAGTCACCCCAGAGCCAGAGATATACCAGCGGTTAGCTTGCACCTTGATCAGCGTTGCAACCGAACCGATTGCCAAAGTTCGCGTTCCTGTGGTCGCTGCGCCAGTGCCAGCCAACACAAGTGTAACTCCAGATGCAGGAACAATGGTTTTTCCAGCGTCCTCACAAACAAAGGTTATGGCAGTGCCAACTGGAAAATTGAGCGTTCCATCGGCAGGAATGGTCACGGCAAATGCACCAGCGGTTACATAAAGGTGCTTGCCAATATCGGAGAGGGCAAGCGTGTAGGCTGATGTCCGCTGGTTCTGTGGCAGACCTTTGTAGCCAACTGCGTCAGCAAGTGCGGAAGATGTAATCCCGCCTGTGCTAGTTATAGCAAAACGCTCTGTCTGAGAGGTAAAGAACCTATGCATACCTGTCGATGAAGAACCAGCCCAATATTGAACATCAGCCACAGCACCAAGGCCAAAGCCATATGTTTCGCTACCAGCTTTGAGTAAATAAAATTTAAGCGCATTAAATGCTGTTGTTGAACCATATGTTAAATCAAGTTCAATCGCTGTTGGAGTTGTCACTGGCCCAGATGCGCCACCTACAACAAGCTTGCTATTTGCAGTTGTGGTTCCAATCCCGACATTACCAGTTGCGTCAATACGCATACGCTCAGTGGCGTTGGTATTGAACAGCATAGCGCCGCCAGTAACATTGTTCAAAAGCTGAACATTTGAACCATCATGGAATAGATAACCCTTATCCGCACCTCCAACTTGGAAGCTAAGAATTGAGCTTGACGCGCCGCCAATGGTTATATTGCCACGCCCTGATGTGGCCCATGACGCGCCTGTAGTTGCGACAAGCACGTTGCCGCTGCTATCAATTCTGGCCCGTTCACTTCCAGCAGTCCCAAGCGCAAGAACCCCGCCAGCACCGTCAATAAGCGGTATGCCGGAAACAGCGCGAAGGTTCATGTAGGCTTGGTTTGTCGAAGTGCCAATACGGAAACCAAGGGAGTTTGACGCTGATTGATAAATCAGATTTTCATCAGTCCCAATAGCCAAGGTTGTATTATAGACGTTACCTTGAACATTAAGTTTAAATGAATTTGGAGAGCTGGTGCCAATACCGACGTTACCGCTGCCGTCGATGCGCATGCGTTCTGCGGAAGCGCCATAGTCGTAGAAGACCATCGCGTTGACGCTACCAACGTAGATGCCATAGTGATTTGTGCTGTATTTCCAACGGTTACTGGCTACGCCCGACCCTGCTGCCGCGACCTCATTGGTGCTAATTGCGGCGTTGGCGTCGTAAACATACAGCTTACTATTGGCAGAACTAGCGCCAATCCCGACGTTGCCGCTGCTGTCGATGCGCATACGTTCGGTTGTATTTGAACCAAACACAAGGCCCTGACTGCCATTAGAGACAAAGTCGATATAACCAAAATTAGTTGCATCCACGCGACCCTGAAGACGCATTGTGGTTGTCGTCCAGTCAGTGCCAGCAGATGCACGGATAAGCCGCGACAGGAGTTGGACCGAGTTGGTCCCCGCAACAGCCCGTTGATTGACTATAAGGACTTCGTTACCCGCAGTGGTTCCTACCGTGCCGCCAAGTACCTCAAGTTTAGAATTCGGAGTACTCGTGCCAATCCCGACGTTCGTTCCAGTGTCGTACACCACAGACGCGCTGGCGGCAGATGTGCCGTTGCCCTTGACCAGATAGCCAGAGGTGAGTGACGTTGCGCCTGTGCCGCCGTTGGCGACAGGCAGTGTGCCTGTGACGTTTGATGTTAAGCTAACAGTTGATAGGTAGCCACTTGGGTTCGTGGCGTTGTAGGGTGTGTAGCCAAGCGCCGTAACAATCGACTTGTTTTCCCACAAGCCAGATGTTGTGTTGTAAAACAGGCCATGGTTGTTCGATGGATTTTGCGCCGACACATCATGCAACTCATCCATCTCATAGCCGTTTTGCACTTTGACAAACAGCTTACCCTGCGATGGGTGAGCGTGTTCAACCACGGCCACGTAGACCAAATGCTGTGGTGCATAAGGCTTAGTTGCCGTCAGTGTTCCAGCCGTTGTTGGGCTGAGATAAAGCTGCTGACCATCTGTGTATGCAGAGGTATCAATGTTGGTAATGGTTCCAATGAGCGTGACGTTGCCATTGGCGTTGTTGGCAATGTTGGCTGTGACCAAGCCCAATGTCTGCGCTGACGTTGCATCGCTGGTCGCTATTGCCTTACTGACAGTGGAAATCTGACCAGTGGCCCCGCTGATATATACCGCAGTGCCTTTTGTGAGCGTTGCGCCCGTAGTGTTGCGAACAGGCAGGAGAACGTTTGAAGTTGAACCAGCGACAGCAACCGATAGGTCTATCGCCGTTGTTCCAGTAATAGATACAGAACCATCAGTCGATGCGATGGTTTGAACGGCAGTGTCTGCCTTAGCGCCTTGTGCCGCCGTTGCTGGTGTAAAGCCCAGAGCCGTTGTAATCTGACCTGACGTGATGCCAGTGAGGTACCCTGCAGATGCGTGATTACCCCAGCCAAATGCCGTGTTCCAGTTACTGATGTTTGTCGTCGTGATCGCCTTGACGTGCGACGGCACAGTCGGATCGGCTTCGGTGAAGCTGGTCAGATAGCCGCTGTCATTAGTAAACGATGAGACGTTTGTCGGCCTGCCAGAGAGGTCGGCATATGCGCCAGAGGTTGCAACAGCAGCTAGAGACGAGGCATTAACCTTCGTCCCCAGCTCAGTATTCAAATTCGTGAAGTTGGCATCAACTTCATTGTTGGTAAGGGGCGAGCCTTTTCCGGACCGCGTAACAATAGTTGCCATCTTAGACTCGCCTCAGAGGAATTACGCAGCGCCGATAGTGACGGTCCAAGTGATCGACATCGTATCAGTCGCCTCTTTATTAACGACACCAAAGACGGTGCGGCAAAGCATCGTTCCATTAGAGGCAGCGTTAAACAAGCCTGCTTCAGTTACCGCACCAGTGCCTACACCAGCGCCAAACGTAGCGACATATGCAACAGAGTTATTGGTGACAGTAGTCGACACCAGAGCGACACGACCAAGCTCAGTGCCAAGCGCTGTGTTCCCACCTGCTGCAGCAGCAGTGCCTGAGCCAACAGCCATGTGCGACATGGCGGCAGCGGTTGCATCTTTGATGCGGCTGGCGATGAAGTTCAGACCAACGCTGACAACAAGGTTGTCTACAGTCTGTTCTTCCTTGATCACGCCATCAGTGCCGATGACTTGGATATTCAGTCGGCCAGTGGCCTTGATCATTTCGTTCGTATTCATGTTAACCCTCAGAATGTTCGTATAGCGCCCACGTAATCCTCCATGAAGTAACTTATATCGCAGTACCCTTGGCTCTTAACAAAGCCTGAGTCCGATGTCACCGCCTGATCTTCACGCGATTTATCGAAAGCCTTTGCCGACACCTCTGAGGTATACGCCGTATCGCTATACACTCTTGAGAAGGTAGAGACAATCGCGATGATGTCTTGAGCTAATACTGCGTCAGATCTCGACTTGAAGAACTGAATTGTCTGGTCGTCACCCGCCGAAGCGCCGTTGACGTCATCAGTTGCATAAGCAATATCTGATAAAACTTTATTCACGTTCAGCAGGCGAGTATCCAATGACTGCACGCCATCTACTGCGTCTTTGCCAAACAACTTCGATGAAGCGTCAGCGAAAACTGATCCGTCAGATAGCGCCCGTACAAAGCTCGTTGTCTTTGAAAGAATGTCTGTTGCAGCCACTGATTCGGTAGACACTTTCCCAATCGATTTGATTGAGATCTCCGACGCCGACAACATGTCGTTGGGATTCTTGCCAGACGACTTACTTAAAAGATCTGACCCAGTCACAAGCTCAGTTAAGGCCTTGCCTGTACCTCGAGATATAACTTCGCTTGCTACAGCGGCATCACTTCTTGATCGGCCAAGTGACTTGGATTGAGTATCAGTTGTGGTGGCGTTGTCCGACAATCCCTTGCCGAAGACGCGACGAATCTGATCTGCAATACCTGCTGCATCCGCAAGCTCGCGGAAGATTAAAAATATACCAAGAGCAGTTGTAATGACTGGACGGATCGAGGCCGTGCTAGCGAACAGGCGCACATAAGCCCTCTGCGCAGCAAGCGCGACGTACTTGCTCGCGGATGATAGGAACCTATAGCGTGTCTGCGCATCAAGCTCTACGTAACCTGTAGATGCCGACAGCTCTGTGTACTCGAGCGGCGCAACCTCTAACTTTCTGACGTCCGTCGAGGCATCCATAGGGCCTTCACCAGTACCACCAGTTTCGATACCGGCTATTGCCATTGGCGGCTCCTTAAGCGAACTGCTCGCGAATCTGGAGCTTGATCAAGTCGTATACTGTCTGCTTTCCACCGCCAGCTTCTGTGTATTCAATCTCGCCCTCGAAAACACCAGAAGTGTCTAGCGTGGTCGCGTCGAACACGAATACAACTTCACCGCCAACAGCGTTGGTATTGGTGCCGATAAGCGTTGACTTAGTGGTAGATCCGCCAACCTCACGCACACGCAAGCGAACAGTTCCGCCGGTAAGGTTCACCAGAGCCCATGTAGTCGGATCTTCTGGGTCCAGCACCTTGCCAGCCGCAGCTAGGTTGCGATCACGCACAGTGACTTTAAGCTGAGGTAACGTGTCGCCCTGAACGAGGTATAGAGTTTCTGAGTAAGCCATTAGATGAACTCTCTTGATTTGACGGTAAGGGCGGCTCCTCCATGACCGTACTTGGCCTGTCGCATAGCTGCAGCAACGCCGCGCTCATAAAGCTGCCTGTTTGCACCGGCAGCAGCGCCATCCATCCAAGGCTGACCAGACATCATCTGCAAGCGGAATAGAGCTCCAGCCACCAGCGTCTCACGATGCTCTAGGCCAATCGTGTCCGGAATCGTTGTAGATGTCTGCGTAGGCTTCAGCGTGTACAGAACCTTGAGGCTTACCTTGCCCTCTGGTTTTGGCCCTACTAGGACAGTACGGTTGTCGTATTGCGAGAAGTATGTAGGCGCTCCAAAGTCCGACAGCTCGATCTTCATGAAGGCATCTTCATAAGGAACCGACTCGAGAGCACGACCGTCAAGCATCATGGCCTTCACATGATTCGGTTCAGTGCCGCTAGGCGCATCAATCTCGTAGTCCGTTACGCCTCGTGAAACAACGAGCGTTTGTGGCTCTGCGCGATACAAGTCGGTGCGTGCGCAGAAGTCGATGCAAGCGTCTCTGATAGCCCTCTCAGCGGTGAACTCAGGGCAGGACGGAGCCTCACTCAGGACGTAGACGAAGAGATCACTGTACTTCACTGGGCGGTACGCCGTGGCTGCTGAGCGACCATGCTTTCAAGCAAGCCACCATCAGCCTGCGACTTGATACCAAGAGACGTGGTGAACGCCTGATAGTACACAGCAGCGCGGTTGAGATTAGCGAACTCGCTATCCTTCTGGTAGGAACGGTACATCATGTAGTCCATCAATGCATTGGCGTAGATGTCGTCGATGCCGATGACTTGCGTATCAGTCGTGAAGTTCGAGATAACGATATCAACCGGTGCCATCGCATACACGATATCGATCTGGTGAGCTGCGGCAGGCTTTGGAAAAACGTAGAAGTTCTTCGGATCGAGAGCGTCATACACGTAGTGCTTCACGCCGTCAGCGCTTACTGCGGTTTCGTACCAATTAGGAAGCTGAACATCAAGAATGCTACGGTCGACCTTAGTGACTGCTCGACCGTTAGTATTTCTTAAGACGTTGATAAGGCGAAGGCCATCCGCAGGCAGCGTCTGCTTTGCGGTGGCTGCGCATGAAAACGCAGCGTTAGCAGCCTTCGCGTCTGGACGAAACAGGACGACCTGCCGCTGGGCATCGTTGAGGTAGTTCAGCAGCTCACTCTGAGTCCAACGCACAAACGTGGGATCTTGGAGTGTGATGCTAACTCGACTGATTAGATCAACAGCTTTGGTCGTCGCCATTTAGTTTATTCCCACTCAATAACTTCAAGGTCTGGATTGCCCTTATATAGAGGACTCCAGAACCATTCCACACCAGTTTTCAAATGGCGCACGATTTTTGGTTTACGCTCAGCCTTGACTGCAGCTTCAACAACTTTGCCCTTGTTGTTTGCGAGCGTTTTTACGTGCTCAACAAGATCCTCAATGCGTCGACGCTTGTCGAGCTCTACGGCGAACTTGTCTCGTGCATAGATGTCGAGCTCATCTTTGCTCATATCTTCAATAGCTTTTTCCACGGTGTTCCTCGTTCTCTGCATAGTAGAAGGCACAGTTACATGCCTTCATCTATAAAGAGTTGGGGGCGAAGTTTCCCTCGCCCCCGCTTCTATTAGGCTGTCGTCTTCAGCTTCATGGTGACGAGGGCGTTAGGAACAACGACCTTGTAACCGTAAACCTTCAGACCGCGAATGCCGTCGCCGAACGTGTCGGTCAAGCGAACTGTTTCGGTCTTCACGAACTGCGAAGCGAAGCAGGTAGCTTTAGGGTGACCAGCAAGGCAGAACGTCTTGCCAGCATCGCCGCCCGAACCAATCGAAAGCAAGTTCGACTGATAGATGGTGAAGCGGTCAACCTGACCAACCTTACCGTTGCGGAGTGGCGAAGCAGCGTCACCGGTCAAGTAAGCTTGACGCAGTTCCGACTTCTTCAACATCTCGATGTAGAGAGGCGAGAGAACGAGGAAACGATCCGAATCAGGGATGTTCAATTCGTCCAGCTTGCGGCCAGCTTCGAGGATGTGGTTCAGAAGGGTTGTTTCTGAAACCGATGCCTTGTCCAAAATGGTCGTTGCAGCGGTAGGGATGTTGCCGAGAACGTCGGTCTCAACAGCAATACGCATCTGCTCAGCAGCATCCTTCGATGCTTCATTCTGGAATGCGATGTCGGCCTGAACCTTGAGGATGTCGTCTACCTTGAAGGCATACGACTTCGCCTTGTCGATGTTCAGTTCGACAACTTGGGTGGTGACATCAGCATACGAAACTGAGCCAGTGTAGTCGCCTACAGTGACGTTAGGAACGGTGCGGATGTTTACCTTGTTACCCTGACCCGAGATTTCACCTTCATAGTCGGTGTTCGAGATCGAGGGGAGTACTGACGAGGCATAAAACTTCGCTTGAAGCTTCTTCGAGAAAATTTCAGGAATGAAGTTCGCAGCGGAGTTTGAACCAGCGGTAGGAAAAGCAGGCATGTTAAATTGACCTTATTACAACAGGATTGAACTAACGGACTCGTCCATCCAGATACGCCTGATCGATCTCTGCCGAACGTCGCTCGAATTCATCGAGTGGCATACGGGTGATCTCTTGGCGGCTCCAAATTCGCTTGCCCGAGCTTGGGTCCGGTCGTCGGGCTTTGGGGAGCGTGGGTTCTGCAACCCGTCGCGCCTTCTCAACCTTTGAGACCGGCTGTTGCGGCTGCGTATCGAAGACTTCCTTATAACGATTGATAAGCTCGACTACCTCATGGGCGCTGCCGTCATTGGCTACACGCTGCCATACAGGCGTCTGACGCTCTAGCCATCCAACAAAGTCATCTGACGTGACGATATCGTCCATGTCAGGGTGCGACTCGCGGATGGTGTCAAAGTGCTCGTTAAGAGTGCTCTGACTTTCAGTCGTTTTAACTTGGTCCCTATACTGTGTGACTGTCTGTTCTAGCTTTGCCAGCTTTTTCAGAAGCGGTGCCGCAATGTCTGGATATTCCTCAGCGAGGGTTTTCAGATCATCATCTTCACCGTCTCCTCTGTGCTGGGCATTTGCCAGTTCAGATCTCAGCTCCGCATTCTGCTGACGTAGCGCGATTACTTCTTTGCGCAAATCCGCCGCTTCTTGCGTCGCCTTTGTCATTCGAGCCTGAGCATTCTTGATACGCTCGTTAGCGAGTTTGATCTGCTGCTGCAGGTCACCATCGCTTTCATCAGGATCTTGATCGCCGCGATCTTCTTCCTGTGGAATCTCTTCGCCGTCTTCCCCAGTGTCCGTCGATTCTACGGGTGGGTTTTCATCTTCCTCTGGCTGCGGCGGGGTGTCGGTCTCTTCAGCATTCTGCTGATTCTCCGGTCCGTCCTGCTCTGCCATCATCTGTTTCAAAAGTTCGTCGGCTTCTTGCTCAAGCTTCTCAGGGTCTACCTTCATATCTCACCAATGTTTGCGGGTCCGCTACGGAGTGTCCGCGTTTCGTTTAGAAGACGGGTGTCTCTTACGAGGTCGTCTTCGCGCTCAAAACCGCTTGTGCGGTATCTTCTAGTTCAAGGATGAAGCGCAACTCTGCAGCTCTACCTTGATCAAATCTGTGGTCCGGAACGGTCTCCAACTTGTCCCTGCAAGCCTCCAGCCGCTCCATTAGAAAGATCATCAAGTCCTTCCACTGGGGCTGCGCCGCCAGTTGGATCACCGCCTGCGCCGCTTGCGGCGAGCATCTGCTGCTGTTGTGCTTGCGCTTCAATTTGCAGCTCCTTGTCAGTCTTGATTACTTCGTCTGGATTGATGTCCATACTCTTTGCAATCTCTGTTAGCAACTCTTTACGTTTTGTTATAGCAACATCCATAGGATTACTTATCAAAGACATAAATTGCAGCAAGCGTTGCGAGCGAACTTCACGCTGAATGAGTGAAGTACTGCCTCGAGCGGTCACATTAAGATCGCCCTTGGCCTTTTCGTTGTCGCTCCACTCCATGTTCCAGTGGTACAAAGACTGAATCAGCGGAATGATCAGGTAGTCGTCGACGTTTTTCAGTGTCGATTTCAGCGCGACGTTGGCGTTACCCATCAGGATGGACATGCCAGTAGCTGTCTTGTTGAGCTGCTGGCCTGCATCACCGTGCGTGTATGACGGCAAAGACGTTGTTTCGTCGGCAAACTTACGGAACATCTCAATAATGCTGGTCAATCCATTGGCGTTTGCCACCGGCTGGTTAAAGCGGACGGCAGGAGCGTTGGGATCGCCGCCACTACGCAGGAAGACTTTCCAAGGATGGAGATCGGTTGGATCCTCACCGGCTTCGAGGAAGTCCATGTTGACTTCGACCATTGGGCCAGAGGAGATCGCCATGTTGTCGATGAAGATGCGGGTCGCTGCGTTCATCGTCGACTGCGAGTCGCGCATCATGCGAGGCACGCCTGTACCCCAGAACTGGTGCGGGTTGCGCTCGTATGGGAAGCAGTTGTAAGGAATGCGGCCATCCGGAATCGGGTTCAGCGTGGCGCGGATTACCTTGCCAGCACAGATCCAAATGTTTGCGTCGTAGTCGTCGTCCTCTTCAGAGCCCTCTGGTAGCTCTGCGCCTGCCTCGAGAAGGTCAGTGCCGTTGATCGATCCCCAGTATTCAAGCACTTCGAACCGGTTGTTTGGTCCAGACTGTAGCTTGATGTTGGCGACTTCACGGCGGATGCGCTCGTGGTCTTCTTCAACGTGGTTGCCGCGAGGACTGTCGGAGAGGATCTCCTCAATCGCATCGCTGTCGAAGCCGTCAAGGTCACGCAGGTCGCGGAATTGGCGGCGGGTAAGAACGTGGCGGCGGAACAAACCATGAAGGTCTTCGTTCGATGTCGCGTAAGGATCTGGATATATGTCGAAAATCGATACCGATTCGATGTCAGGCTTGACCTGCTCGACGACAGTAAGAGAGTGCGCCTGCACGCCGTTGACGTAGCTACGCTTCCAGCGCTTGTTGCGCTCGATTCTAACGGTGCCGCCCTTGATACAGCCGGTGCCGAAGATGCAGGATTCCATGATGGCTTCCTTGATCTTCTGCTCAGCGTTAGCTTCGCCTAGCTGATCACGAACAAGGATAGTCATTTCAGCGGCGGCTAGCTTGGCGCGGCGACGAACCTCGTCACGCA